TCTTGATTTATTGCTGCAGCCAATGTAGGGTTAGTTGGTATTAAATTCTGCGGTGCTAATTGAGCAGTAGCATTTTTATATTTTGATACTGCCGAACTTTTATTATCGGTAGGAACTGTTCCTTTATTACCGAAACCAGAATTCAATCCGACAGTTGAATAATCATATGGTTTAACCAATAGAGAATTTTTATCTGGTAAAGTTAAACCATTGCCCGGATTTACAGAAGAACCATATAGTATTGGTTCTGATCTTTTAGTAGTATCTATACTGCCAGTTGGTTCAACTGTTTCTAGTGCCATTATTGTGTTCTACCTGCTCTATGAAAACTACCAATTATAAATGGTATTTGTTTAGTATCTGGATCTAGCCAAAATCCAACAACATGTGTTCCAGGTAAATAATTATTAGTAGTTCCAACACCATTCAATGATGCTTTATTGTTGTGAATTGAATGAGCCCAGATTAAACTGGAATCGGGAACTGGTTGTGTTCCAGCATTATTGTGGCCATGAATCATAAGTTTAACTTTATGTGCATTATCTGGATCTTTTACATCCAATACTTCTGCTGTAAAAAAGGGAGTAAAACCACTTCCACTTTGTTCTGTCATATTATCCTCCTGATTGGGCTCCCTTAAGTGCCTCAATATTACATAGATATCTAGGTTTAACTGTAGGTTCTTGAATTTCATGGGTTAATTTTGAAATTAACCATCTTCCATACATCTGTTGTTCTAGACCAGGATTAACATCAACAGATATCTTTGGTACATCACAAAATATAGTTTTACCTGCCATTAGAACTGGATCACCAAGAACTGTGGTAAGTAATGTCTGTTCTTGCATTTGTGCCAAATTAACCATTTTATTTTGCATTGTTTCTGGTACAGAACTTTTTGGTACTTGTTGGCCGGTCATATTTGGATTAATATATCGAAATACAGGTCTGTTTCCATTAGCAAATAATGATAAAAATGTAGACATTACTGTTGGTATAATTGATCCCATTTCAGTAATACCTTGTGGGTTTTTAAAGTCTTGTTGTTTAAACTCATGAGTATGAGTATTAAAGGTCATAACTCGTTGATTAATAACACCAGCTTTAATTCGATTCATAGCATCAATATTTTGTAGTATCTGCCATGCTAAAATATTATTGTCTACATTAGAAAACATATTATGTGGAACAGTATTTGTCTGTACAAAGTTTTTAACATCACCATTATTAAGCATATCTTCTATAGTATGAAAATTAAATCCAGATCCATTTTGATAAAACATAAAATTAGATGATTTATTCGCAGTTGAAATAGCTTCTTTTCTGAGCATTTCTATGGCTTCAAATAATGGTTGATTTGATATCACTAAATTTCTGATACCCTGAGTCTGTTCTAGTTTGGATAGATTTAAACTTGAACCTAGTTGACCAAATATTTCTTGCACCATACTTGAAATATTTGTGTTAAACGCTTTTTGAATAGTATTTGTCTGACCAGTTAATGTTTCTCTGGAAATACAAATAAGTTTATAAGTTTTAACCTTTAAAGCACCATATATTTCAGTATCTTTGATATTATTTAAATGGAAACTATAATTTCCAGTTGCTCCATTCGGTTTGGTGAAATTGAATGTAACTAATTCATCACCGGCCAATTGATAATTGCCAACATCATCTTTATAATCAAGAATTTTGATTTCTGCCATCACACCTGGTGTAAATATAGTTTCCATTATAGAAGCAGATAGGAAATTCTCGGATAAATTCCAAGTTCCAGTTCTAGGAGAATTAATAGATAAATTGTTGATAATTACATCACCAGGATTATATCCCAATATTATACTCCACTTTTACTAGCAGCCAATAAAGTATTAACACCCTTTACAAAAGTATTTAAATACTGCGGTAGTAGAACGTTAATAATCTTATTGCCTTCATTAATCTCATTCTCATAATCATAGTAATAAACAGGTGCCCAATAAACATAAGTATCTATTGGAATGTTGTTTGATATGAAGTTAGTAGAAATAATATTTACATTAGAACCAGATTCTACTCCATAGCAATAGGATGAGTTAGTATTAATGCTATATGTATTATCAGTTGGAATAAATGAATTAGCAGAAGTAATATGCTGAATAATAATATTATTTTGGTAAGTACTTATTACTTGCCCTTGACCTACAGCATTATAACTATTATTTGAATTAGTATAACTTACTTGTATCTGTACCAATTCATCTGCAATGAATTGACTATTACTTGTTGTATTAATATTAATTACAAAGTTAGTGGATATTTTCCAATCAACTTGTTTTCTAGAATATGAAAATGGATTAAAATTATAATCTATATTTGGATACCAATAAGTTTTTTGATTAGAAGTTAAAGCATTATATCCGGCAGGAGAAATATCAGATTGTCCTGTCCAATCATTAATAAAGTATTTGACTTTTTGCTGAGCCAATGGAACTGAACCATACTTACAATCCACGAATGAACTAAATTGATCATCAGTTAGATACCAATCATAATATGGATCGATGATATTATTAGTCAGATATAAAACCCATGAAGCATAAGGATCACCATATGCATTATAGGCTAAATTATCTGATCTAATATTATAATTGAGTTCAGTCGGATAATAGATAAATGTATTTAATACTGAAGTATTACCTAGTACAACTCTTTCAGTTATATCTATAGCTGATGTATTAGAATATTGAACTGTATTAAAATTACTAAAATATGTAGTAGGCATTCAAAATCCAATTACTGTGGCGGAGGTGAATTATTTGGAAGATTTGTAAGTGAATTGACAGAGTTAGTATTTACACCATTTAAATAATCTCCAATACTAGTTATAGTACCATAATTAAGACCATTGAAATCTGTTTGTAACCAAAATTCAATTTCTTGTAATGTCATTCTAATTTCAACTATTGCTGGAGCTTGAGTTGAACCAAAAAATGCTGGAGTATTTCCAGGAGTAAAGTTAGCTGCAAATGATTTTATTACTGTTGGTTTAAAAATATATGTGAATTTATTGGGATCATTATTAGAAATTGTAATCTGTACTATATTTGGATATGTTAATAAACCTCCACCAGCAGTACTTCCAGGCAATTGATTCATTCTAAATGTATTGATTATAGAATTCATAATCAATGTTTCTTGAGATGTTGTTGGAGCCAATTGCCAATTGAAGGTATGCTCTTTGTATAAAGGGTTTTTAAATAAAACTGTCATAAATGGATTAACGGCTAAACCTCGGGGTTGTAAAACATCATTATAAGCTGACGCATCTTTAGCAAGAGCCTGACCGAGTTTTGTATTACCTACTACTTGACCTGCTACTGTTCCTGCAACCGCCGCGCCAGATATTGCAAGCGGATTTCTATTTTCAGCTCCCATTTGATTCATGGCCCAACCAGTTGTTAATCCGAGTGCATGTGTAGCATCATATAAAACATCTTGCTGATCTAGCATATTATTTGGTAGGGGTAATCTAACTGTACCTTGGTCCTGTAGTATTGGGTTACCAGTAAATGTCTGTGGCTGATAATTATAGAATGAAAATGACATCCAATAATTAAAATTTCCACTTATTCCCAAATCAGACGGGAAATTTAGTGAACCTGCTACAGTACTTGCTGTAGCAACTAAATTAGTTATACTCGATGATGATATCGGCGCTGCAGTAGTATTGGCCATTAATTTCCTTATAAATATATTATTATGAACTATTTATAAGGAAATTAATGATCAGTTTCATTCAGGGTATATTTAAAGTCAAGAACAAAGATAAGTATATTGGTAACACTACAGAAATAGTTTATAGAAGTTCATGGGAACTTAAATATATGATGAATCTAGATCATGATAAAGATGTTTTGAAATGGTCTTCTGAATCTATAATTATTCCATATGTTTCACCAATTGATAATAGAATACACAGATATTTTCCAGATTTCTATGTTGAAAAGTTAAATATTTCTGGAATTATAGAAAAGCTATTAATTGAAATTAAACCTCTAAAGGAAATATCACCTCCTAAGAAACCTAAGAGAATGACTAAAAGATTTATCAATGAATCTATGACTTTTGATAAAAATATTGCTAAATGGAAAGCAGCTAAAGATTTCTGTGATTTGAATGGTTTCAAATTTATTATTTTAACAGAACAACAGTTATTCGGTAAAAAATAATGACAGTCTTAAAAAGTATACTCAATCAAGGTGCTAAAGCTGGATTTAATTCAAAGGATTTTACTTCTAGAGAATCTATTGAATGGTTTAGAAATAAAGCATTATCTCTATCATCACCGACTGGTGCTAAAGTAATTAGAGAAAACCCGGTTCCATTCAGAAAAATAGATCTATTATCTGTAAATTCTATTGGTAAAATGTATCTGTTTCGTTATGATCCTAAATTGAAAAATGTTCTACCATATTATGATACATATCCATTAATATTTCCCATTGAATTTTATTCTGATGGATTCTTAGGTATCAATCTTCATTATCTTCCTCCATTACTTAGAGGAAAGTTGATGGACTCTTTACTGTCTGATAAAGTAAACAACAACAAATATAATAGTACTACTAAACTTAAAATATCTTATGCTATTTTAAAGTCTGCTTCTGAACATGCTTATTTTAAACCGTGCGTAAAGAGATATTTATTTTCTCATAGAGCATCTCTGTTCTTATACATTGCCCCAGAAGAATGGAATATTGCTATGATGTTGCCACTACAGAAATTTGCCAAGGAATCGGCAGAAAAGGTTTGGGCAGATTCAGCAAACAAACTGGGAATTAGATAATGTCTTTCAATGTACAAACTTTTCAAAGTAATATAGATAATAGGGGTTTAGTCCAATCTAACAAATATGATATAACAATCTCCCTAGATAATACAGAGTTATCGTCTGCATTATTGAAGATGCCTACTAATGGTGGCAGCATATACATGTCTGATATGTGTAAAGATTTATCATATCGATGTATTGCAGCAGAAATACCAACAGTTGAAATACGAGCAGCTTCTATTAATAGATACGGTCTCGGTGTAGTTGAACAAATACCATTTACAACCACACCACAACAATTATCAATAACATTTCTATGTGATAGAATTGGAGGGGTTTATAATTTCTGGACTTCATGGTTAAATTATATTTTATCGATGAATGGGCTGAGTACTACTAATCAAACTAAGACTAATCAACTTACAACTAACGGCCAGTTTTATACACTAGAATATAAGACTAATTATTCTGCAACTATTGCAATAGCAGTTTATGATAATGGAGGAAATATTACTAATACTCATAAGTATTATGGTGCATTTCCAATTATTGCTAGAAGTAGTCAAATTGGATGGGGTACTAATAATG